GACGGGAGCCGCTGCTGCAGCGGCTCCCGTCAATGAACAGCGCTCGGCCGCCGCTCCTGCAGCGCCGATCGATCACAGCGTCGCGATCGCTTCCGAACGCGAGCGCAGCGCTACGATCCGCGCCATGGGCGCTCGCCTCAACTGCCGCGAGCTGGCAGACGCTGCCGTCAACGACGGTCGTTCGGTCGAGCAGTTCGTGCGCGATTTCGAAGCGCAGGCCGGAAACGCCACCGCGATCCGCACGGCCGAGCATCCCGCGATCGGCATGTCGGAGCGCGACGTGCGGCGCTACAGCTTCGTGCGCCTGATGAACGCCATGGCAAATCCGCAAGATGCGGAAGCGATGCGTGCCGCCGGTTTCGAGATGGAATGTTCGGCCGCTGCCCTGCAGCGCGGTCAGGCGTCGGCCAAGGCCGGCTCGCTCCGCATCCCGCTCGATGTGCTGCGGTCGGACGTCAATGGCGAGCAACGCGACCTGAATGTCGGCACCGCCACCGCTGGCGGCCATACCGTCGCGACCGATCTGCTGTCCGGCAGCTTCATCGAATTGCTGCGCAACGCGATGGCACTGACCGGCCTCGGGGTCCGCATCCTGGGCGATCTGAACGGCAACCTCGCCATTCCGCGCCAGAATGGCGGCGCGACCGCCTATTGGGTCGGTGAAGGCTCGGCGCCCACGGAAAGCCAGCAGGCTTTCGACCAGGTCGCGCTGTCGCCTAAGACTGTCGCCGCCTTCACGGACATGTCGCGGCAGCTGCTGCTGCAGTCGTCGATCGATGTCGAGTCCTTCGTCCGGATGGATCTTGCCCAGACGCTCGCCCTGGCGCTCGATCTGGCGGGCGTGAACGGCTCCGGTTCCTCGAACCAGCCCCGCGGCATCCTCAACACCAGCGGCATCGGATCGGTGATCGGCGGCACGAATGGCCTTGCTCCGGCATGGGATCATATCGTCGGCCTGGAAACACAGGTTGCCAATGCGAATGCGGCGCTGGGTAGCCTCGGCTATCTCACCAACACCAAGGTTCGCGGCAAGCTGAAGCTGACACAGAAATTCAGCGGCACAAACGGCGACCCGATCTGGGAAAAGGGCAACGAGATGAACGGCTACCGCGCCGCCGTCTCGAACCAAGTGCCGTCGACCCTGACAAAGGGCACCGCTTCCGGTGTTTGCTCCGCGATCATCTACGGCAATTGGGCAGACATGCTGATCGGCATGTGGGGCGGCCTCGATATCCTGGTGAACCCCTACATCCTGTCGGGCACCGGGTCGGTTCGTATCGAGGCTTTCCAGTCGGCCGATATCGCGGTTCGTCATGCTGAAAGCTTCGCCGCGATGGTCGACGCACTCACCGCTTAATCCGGCGGCCAATCCTTCATCTTGAGCCGTGGGCTACTGATGTGGCTCACGGTTCCCTTTCTAGTGAGGCTGACAAATGGGGACGAAGACAAAGCTTTTTGCGCAGAGGAATGTCGCGATCGCTGGCAAGCACTTTGCAGAGAATGACGAAATCAAGGGCGTCGACGCCGAACAGCTGGCGATCGCGGAGCGGTCGGGCTGGATCGGCCCAAGGAAGACCGCTGCGGCCAGCATAGCGCCTGACGAAGGCGACGCCGGCGACGGCGAAGGCGAAGGCGGCAAAAAAAAATAATCCGCCGTTTGGATACGGCTTCTGCGGGGGCGCTGGTGGCATCGGTCACCGGCGCCCTTTCCACATGAACGAAGGGAGGCGTAAATGACGCGCTCTATCATTTTGCATTCCGCCTCGCTCGATCGGCGCGGCGGTTATCGTGACGCGGGCTCGACGCTGACGGTCGGTGCCGATGACGACACCGAAACCGATCTGGGCGAAACCAGAGCGGCCGAGCTGGTCAACAATGACAGCGCGGCCTGGTTGCCGGAAGCGTCCACCCGCGCATCGAAGGCCAAGGCCTGATCGATGCGCCCTGACGAAGAGGCCGCGCTGGCCGACATCCGTGCGGCCTTTTCCGAAACCGTCATCTATACCGGTGCCGGCCTGACGGCGCAGGGCATCCCCGCTGTCCGCATGGAAGATGGCGCTCCAACATTTCAGGGTGCCGGATCGACGCTGCGCAAGATCTGCTTCGAGATCGCGCAGGCCGACCTGCCCAGCGAACCGCGCAAAGGTGACCTGATCCTTTCCGACGGTGTCGAGCGGAAGGTGATCGACAGGACCCGCCGCGACGATATCGCCGCCTGGTGGCTGGTGGTGCAGGAATGACCAGCGTCCGCGAAAGCATATTCGCCGAGATCGAGACGCGGCTGAACGCGATTGGCGGCGTCCAGGTCGAGCGTCTGCCGGCGGGTGATCCAGACATTTTTCCGGCGCTCGGCATCTTTGATGGCGTCCAGGAGCCGATCGAGCGGGGCGCTGGATACACGCGGCACGAACTCACCGTGACGATCGAAGGCTTCGTGGAGCAGGCTGACGGCGTCGAGGCGCATGTCGCGCTGAACGACCTTCACGCGCAGACGGTCGCCGCCCTCCTTTCCGAGCCTCCGTTGGATGGCCTGGTCGACGAAATCAACGAAGGCGGGCTGCGCGTGAGCGTGGCTGAACTCGCCTCTGTCCGCCGTCTCGGCTTCGGCCTCGACATCATCATCCAGTTTTCCACTGCCCGAGAAAATCCGGCGCTGCCGGCCTGACACAAGAGGAGTAAAAAATGTCCGATCCGGTAATTCGGCCGCGCAACGGCGTCCTGCTGATTGCGCTGCAGTCTGCCCAAGGCGTTGCCGCAAGCCCGTCGGCTGCGACCGACGCCATTCCCTTCGAGGATGGCAGCATCACCTACAACAGCCCCTATCAGACGGAAGCCTCGAACGAAGCGAATGGTTCGCTGGTCGCGGCCGCGCCGCTGGTCGTCGGCCAGCCTGCCACCTTCGGCTTTCGCAGCCGCCTGAAGGGCGCTGGGGCTGGTGTCACCTACACGTCGTCGGTGAAGCCGCCGCTGCATGCGCCTCTGCAGGCATGCGGCATGCGGGGGCTTTTCACGGCGGCGATCGCCGCTGCCGCCCTGACCGCCGGCACTACGACCAGTGCGACGCTCGGCACAGGTTTTAGCACCACCGCGCAGGCCTATCGCGGTCTGCCGCTGGTTCTCACCGGCGGCGTCGGTGCAGGCCGCATGCCGCTGATCACCGATTATACGTCCGGCAAGGTGGCAACGCTGAGCGATCTTTACGGCTCCGCGCTCGATACATCCACCTCGGCAGCCATGCCGGCGAACTGGTCCTATGCTGGCACGTCGCCGGCGGACGTTTCCGCCCGTGCTACCGATCACCCCTACGCGACCATCTATTGGTATGAAGATGGCAACCTGCAGCAGTGGATCGACTGCCACGGCACCGTCGATTTTGATGGCAACACGGCGCGCCCGGGCTTCGGCGCATTCTCCTTCACCGGCGTTTACATGGGCAAGACGGCCGTCGCCGTTCCTACCAATGCGGTGATCGCAAATCACTCCGCGCCGCTGCTGGTGCAGGGCTCCGGCCTCCCGCCCGCAATGCAGGTCAACCGCAAGGGCCTTCCGATCAGCCGCTGGTCCTGGACGAACGGCGGCAACGTCGAAGCACCCGAAGATCCAAACACAGCTTACGGCTATGCTGGCGGCGAGATTGGCGGCCGCGCCACGATCTTCGAAGCCGATCCGCTGATGACGCTGGTCACGACCCGCGACACACTGTCGGAAATAGCCGCCTTCGCAAACTATCCGATCGCGCTGCAGTTCGGCAACGTCGCCGGCAACCGCGTCTCGCTGCTGGGGCCGAAAGCACAGCCGATCGAGGCGTCACCGACCGATCGCGGATCGTTCCGCGCGGAAACGACGCGCTGGCAGGCGCTCAATCCCGGCAAGGATGCCAATAGCCGCGACGGCGATCGCATCCTGACCTTCTCCTGAGGCGAACATGATCTCAACAGACACCACCACCGGGCACGCCTATGTGCCCAGCTGGCGCAAGGATGAGGAAGCGGCACCGCGCTACTTCTTCCGCGCTGCCGGCGTTGTCGAGCGCGCCCAGATGGAGGCGGAGCTTTCGGGCACCTTCGCCGCTGGCCGCGTCTTTCCGTTCGAGCTGATCTCAGCCTTCCGCAACGGCCTGCAGGCGCTTCTGGCTGACGACCCGGAAATCGACACACTCCTGGATCTGGTCGAAACCGAGTCGCGCGGCGAAAAGCTTTCGCCCAGTGATCGGCAGGCGCTGATCCAGGCCCGGGCCGTGCTGGCGCAGCACTGGCCGGAATATCGCGAGCTGGTCGCACAGCAGGAACGGCGAAAGGAGATCGCGCCGATCGTCGTGTTTCGCCGCTTCTGCATTGGTTGGGAAAATGTCGATGCACAATGGTCGCTCGGCAAGGATCGGCAGATTCCGGAGGCCGTGCTGGCGGCGATCGATCCCATGGAAATGATCGGTGCCGGAAACTTCGGCTATGGCCTGGTCTATGGCGCGACGGATGACCGGACTTTTCAGCAGCCCTCGCAGTCCGACGCCGACCCCTCGACTTCGTCGAGCGACACGTCGAGGGCGGATGGGACATCGACGGCGAACGATGGCCCGGCAATCCCCGCCTTGAACTCCCAAGCTGGATCTGGGGCGTCGTCGACCTCTGGTTCATGACGCAGCGTTACGCGGGGCCGTTCGGGGGGGCGGCCCTGCCCAGCGCCGGCGGGCCGGGAGACCAGCCCGCCGCGCTGATGGACGCATTTGCCACCCTGGATCGACTTTCGCGAGGCAAGGATGGCCGATAGCGTCCGATTTGGCGTCGACACCGCATCGATCCGGTCTGCCCGGGACGATGCGGCGCGGCGCATGCTTCGCGCGGGATCTGATGCGGTTCGCGTCACCACGCGCGAGCTAGAGCAGGATCTGGAGCAGCTGGTGCGAAGCGCCGTCCCTGGCGGCCTCTGGCGAGCGCTAAAATCCGCGGTCTATCCGCGCAGTGGCATCGCCAGAAACCCGGCGGGCGAGATCTACCTGAACGGCGGGTCGCGCACGAAGGGTGCCTTCGAGTTCTTCACCAGGCCGGGGCGCATTGCCGGCAAGGATGGCTTCTATCTCGCCATCCCGTTGCCGGCAGCGGGTTCTCGCGGGCGCAACCGCAACCTCACGCCGGGGGAATGGGAACGGCGCACGGGCATTCGCCTCCGCTTCGTCTATCGGCCTGGTCGCGCGTCGCTGCTGGTCGCCGACGAAGGCACCTTGAACGGACGGACGGGCACCTTCAGGCCGATCACCCGCAAGCGGACGCAGGCGGATGAGCGGCGCGGCTTTCTGCGTGGTGCCACCACGACGCCGATCTTCGTGCTGATCCCGAGCGTGGCCTTTGCCAATCGTGTCGCTCTGCAGCCGGTGATCGACGCTGCAGGGGCGAAGCTTGGGAGTATTGTCGCTCAGCGGCTTTCCAGCAGCTAGGGCTTATTCATCGAATGCTGCAAACGGGTGCTCAGTCCCCCGGAACTTACACTCAGACATGAATTTCAAGTCAAACGTGGTCTGCTGCACCCTAGCTGTAGAAAGATATTTAGCTCGGGCGCATATTTGTTGAAGCTGTTGTTTATCGACATCGTCGCCTCTGGAGTATTTTGTAAAGCCGTCGCGGCACTGACTTCCGACCTGATCGGATGCAGCGGCGGTTACTTCCGGAAATGGGAAAAGCTCGGCGTCATCTGGATTTAAGGTTGCGATGAAGGCTCGGGGTGGTTTGCCATGAGCGATGACCTTGCCGCACAGCCAATAGATGGTGCCGGATTTGGATGCTTCCGATCGGAAGGACGCGTCAAATATACGCGCAGTTGGGTCCACGGTCTCTGCTGCGACGACTTGCTTAAGATGCTGCAGGGTTTCCGCAACCGGGCCAGCGATCGCGCTGGTCGATGCAAGGCAGATTAGCGCGGCTGCGGCGCGAGCGATGGCGTTCATCCACGCTGGATAGAAGCTTTTTTGCGGATGAGTCGAGTCCAGGCCGCGAACCGGCCAATCTGAAGTTTGCGGGCTGGCAGGTGATGCGCAGCCCTTTTTTGTGAGGATCAGAATGGCTAGTCGTTCGTCGGACATCGTTGCCCGCCTCGCGCTGAATGCCGAGTCCTTCTCCGCTGAAAATGCGCGGGCGTTTGGTGAGATGGAAAAGCGGGCCTCCGACACGGCCGCGCGCATGAAGTCTTCCTTCGATGCCAGTTTCGCGGAAGTGCAGGCCATGGCGAAGCGCGCGCTCGATCTGCCGCGCACCGATACGGGCGCGCTAAATCTCGATAGCTCCTCGATCAAGGCGGCGGCAGCTGCTGCGCAGAATGAGGCGCAGGCATTGCGCGAGATCGCAACGGCCGCGCGACAGGCTGCAACTTCGACAGGCGACACGACGGCCGAAACTCGGCTCTATGTGGCAGCAGCTGAGGCGGCTGCGCGCGAGGCAGAAGAGAATGTGCGCAGCCTGAATAACCAGGCTGTCGCACTCGATCGTCTGCAGAGCGAACTGAACCAAACCAGCAGCAGAACGAAGCAGCTGACGGACCAGCAGAGCCGGCTCGATCACTCCGCGCGCAACAATCAGCTGGCGATGCGAAACCTCGGATTCCAGCTTTCGGACGTGGGCGCGTCGCTGGCGAGCGGTGGTAGCCTGTTCGTCATCTTCGGCCAGCAGATAGGCCAAGTCGGCGGCGCACTATCCGACATGAGCGGCAAGGCAGGTGCCGTGGGCCGTTTCCTGACCAATCCCTGGGTGGCGGCGTTGACCACGGCCGGCATTGTCCTGGGCATGTTCTACGAGAAGCTGGAGGATACCTCCGACGCCCTCGACAAGACGAAGTTCGCTTCGGACCAGTTGGGCAGCGCTCAGAATATCCTGGGCTCTGTCATGGATCTGACGACTGGCAAGATCCGCGAGCAATCGAAGGAGCTGATTGCCCTGGCAATTGCGCAGGCCAAGGTTGCGGCTATCCAAGCCCGCACCCGCGCTGACACTGCGCGAAGCGAAATCCTTGCCCTCCAGTCGCCCACCACCGAATTTTCGGGGGGCATGGGCGGCGGCTTTTCCGTCACGCGCAAGGATGCCGGCGCGCGCGGCGTGATTTCCCAGCAGGTGCTTTCAGGTGAACTGGACGCCGCCACGGCCGTTGAGCGGTTGGATAGCCTCCGGAAGGCTGGCGCTCTGACGGATGAGGCATTCGCGTCCGCTGCCGCCTCTGTGACTGCGCTTGGCACCGAACTCCGCAACCTGAAGGAGTATGAGGGGACGGAGCGGCTTCTGAAAGGCGCGGGCACTGCCGCCGATCGCGCGCTGCTGCTGCGTCCAAAGACGAACAAGCCGAAAGACAACAGCCGGGCGATCGCCGCGCGTGATGAGTTCGGCCGCGATTCTGCCGACAGGATTGCGGACATCGCTTCACGTTTTGGTGGCGATGCCTCACGGGTCCAACAGGTCGAGAAGGCTGTTCGGGATCTCGACGACATTATCGACGATCTCAGCCGCCGTCGGCCGCCGAACTTCGAAGAGACCATTAAATCAGCCGAGCAGGCGAAGATCGTTGTGCGCGAATCGCTCGATCGTCCTTTGCGCGACCTGGTCGACCGCGCCCGCGAGCGCGAGCAGATCGACGCGTTGGTCGTCCAGGGCCGTTATGCCGAAGCTGACGCGCTGCAGCAGGTGCTGGCGCTTGAGCGCCAGATGGGGCCGCTCAATGAGCAGCAGCTGGCGAAAGTGCTGGAGATCGCCAAGGCCGACGAAGCCCGCTCGCGCGCGATCGAGGATCAGCGGCGGCAGGTGGGCCTTTATGTGCAAGCGATCGGCGATGTCCAGAGCGCGACCGAACGGCTGCTGAGCGGTGGCACGGTGAAGGAATTTGGCAGTAATCTGCTGGCCAGCTTCAAGTCCCTGCAGGCTCGCATCATCTCCGAAGGCATCTTCGGCGGCCTCGACCGGAAGATCGAGGATTTCGTGACTGGCCGAACCGGCGTCGAGCAGGCGAATCAGTTCCTGTCGTCGCAGACGACCGTTGCCGGGAATGAGCTGAAGTCCTTCGCCGATGTGGTGGCGCAGGTGCGCGGTGATATCGGCAGCGGCCGGATTGTCGCCGCTGGCGGTGCCACGACGAACCTGGCTGGCAGCATGGCCGCCCTGTTCAAGGATGACGGCTTCCTGGCCGATCTAAAGGCCGAGCAATCCGACGTCGTCACCGGCTCCAGCAGCGCCGAAGCGGAGATCGTCGTAACGGCGCGGAAGCAGGCCGACGCGGCGAACGACAACACGAAGGCGCTGATCGGCGCGACGGACGCCTATAACTTCATAGGCCAGTCCATTGTCGCGCGGCTGAAATCGTTCGGGATCGATATTCCCGACGCGATCGGCAAGAAATTTGGCGATATCCTGCAGGGGGCGTCGCTGGGGGTCGCGGGCTCCTCGCTGGCGGGCACCGTGTTCGGCGGCAAGCAAAGTTCGCTGGGCGGTGCCCTGGGCGGTGCCGTGGGCAAAGAGTTGCTGGGCGATGCCGTGGGCAAGGGTCTGGGCGCGATATCCTCCAAGCTGGCCGGATTGGGCGGGCCGATCGCGGGCATCATCGGCGGTATGGCGGGATCTCTGCTCGGCGGCCTGCTGAGCAAGCCGAAATACGGCACCGCCGCGATCAGCATGAACCAATATGGCGAACTGACGGCCAATGTCACCAGCGGTCGCGGATCTGCGCAGAAGGCCGCCGCGAAGGGTGCCGCCGGTCATGTCATCAACGGGATCGAGGATATCGCCGATCAGCTGGGGGCCGAGATTACGGGCGTGCCGAACATCACCATCGGCACCTATAAGGACAAATATCGCGTCTCGACGACCGGCTATACCGGCAAGCTGAACTTTAGCGGCAAGAGCGCGGAAGGGCTCTATGACTTCGGCAAGAATGGCGCGGAAGATGCCGTAGCCTTCGCCATCCAGAAGTCGATCGAGGGCGGCGTGATCACCGGGATCAGCCAAGCGTCGATCAATATCTTAAAGTCGGGGCAGGATCTGCAGAAGGCGCTGGAAAAGGCGCTGCTGGTCGAGTCCGTGCCGAAGGAACTGCAAAAGCGTCTCGATCCCGTGGGCTACGCGATCGATGAGGTGAACGACCGCTTCAAGAAGATCGTCGAAGCGCTGCGTGAAGGTGGCGCAACCGCCGAGCAAATGGCCGACGCGCAAAAGCTCTACAATCTGGAGCTGGCCGAAGCGAAGGAAAACGCCGGGAGCGCCAGCCAAGCGCTGAAGGAATTTCTTCAGTCCCTGAACGCCGGGTCGGGCTCGCCGCTGTCTCTACGCGACCAGGAAGCCAATGCGCGGGCAGTGCTTGATCCGTTTCTGGGGCAGATCGCCCGGGGCGAGTCGATCGATCAGGAAAAATATCAGTCGGCGGCGCAGACGTTTTTGGACATCGAGCGGCAGCTTTACGGGTCGACCGCGAAATATTTCGAAGCGTTCGACATGATCCAGGGCGCGACTGGCAACGCGATCGCGACGATCGACAATGCCGCGCCGATCCGCACCACGTCCGATCCCTTCAATGAGGCAACGGCGAAGGCGGCGCAGGCGACCGCTGCCAGCACTGAAAATGGTGTGCAGCTGATGGCCCAAGGCTTTCCGGCGATCGTGCAGAAGCTGCAGGAAATCCAGCAGGCCATCGCTGCAGGCGGCTTCATCGGCCTGTCACGGAACTACGTCTGATGCCCGCGATACCGTCCGATATCGCTGCTGCCCTGCGGCAGCAGATCGTCGTGTCCTCTCAGGATCTGACGATCAAGGGTCGCTTCCCGTCGGCACGCGACAACAGCGACAGCCCGGCGGAAGGCTTTTTCGACAGCGCTACCGACGCCAGCGCCGCCCTTGCCCAGCGCGCGGCGCTGCTCGGGGTGGTGCGGCGGCGCTTCAGCGTCACAGTGGCGGATCTGGTCGACGTTCCGGCCGGCACCGTTCCGACGCATCGCGTGATCGATAGCGAGCAAGGGCTCGACGCCCTGCTGCTGGTCTCACGCATCGAAGTCGATCTCGAAACCGAACAGAGCAAGGTGGAATATTTCGGATGAGCAATGCGCTGATCATCAAGCCGCTGCCCTTCGCAGCTGTCAGTGCCAGCTCAACGGCCGCCGGCTATGATCCTTCTTACATCGGCAACGATCATATGGGCGTCGTCTGGAAAAGCGCGACCGGCGCGGATTCCCGCACCATCACGATCGACATGGGCTCTGATGTCCTGATCGATACGGCCGTGCTGCTGGGCGCGAGCGGGGCAAATTCCAGCTGGACGCTGAAGGTCGAGGCGGCGACGGCCGCGCAGGGCAGCAGCTTCCCCGCCGGTTCCTGGGTGGGTGCGGTGCTTCCGTTCCTGGCGGGATCGGCCATGCCGATTTCCGGCAAGGGGCGCGGCCTGTGGCTGGCACCGGCATCGCCGCCGCCGGCTGCGCGCTGGTGGCGGTTCACGATCGCCGGGCTCGGCACAAGCGCGGCGACGATCGCGCGCCTGGTGCTGGGCAGCAAGATCCAGCTCGCGCGCAATTTCCAGTTCGGCGCGGCGTTCGGCGTTCGGGATCTCGGCACCACCGACTTCTCCGTTCGCGGCGTTCTGCTGCGCCGGCGCGGCAAGAAACTGCGGTCGGTCGGGATCAGCTATGGCGCGGTCCTGCGCGATGAGGTGGAGTCGACGGTGCATCCGCTGATCGAGGAAATCGGGATCAGCGAACCGATCGCGCTGATCCTTGATCCCGACGCGCACGCGCAGCGGCAGAATCGCATCTGGTTTGGACCGCTGGTCGGCGATCTCGGCACCGTCTGGGCAAAGCCCGGCGGCTTTGAGTGGCGCGCGAGTCTGGTGAGCCTCGACGCATGATCGCCTATCTTGTGCAAATCGACGCGTGGAGCGGTTCCACGGCCGTTCCCCTATGCCTTGCCAGCCATGACGATGAGCGGCTTTGCCATTTGAACGGGCAAGTATGGTGGCCCGCGATCGCGACGCTGCCGAAGCTGCGCTATGACTTCTTCGACGGTGGCTTCGATCCCAAGTCGATCACCTCTCCCTCGGGCTCGCTCACGGTCAACTTCGGCTCCATTCCGAACCTGCCTGCGCTGGCAATTCACGATGCGCGCGTGCGGATTTGGCAGGGCAATTTGGGCGACGCGTGGGCTGCGTTCACGCTGAAGTTTGACGGCCGGGTGAAAGAGCAGCCGGAGATCGCCAACGGCATCGCGACGGTCAGCATCGGCACCGACGACAGCTGGCTCGATCAGCCGCTGCTGGCGACCTATGCCGGGACCGGCGGGGCTGAAGGTTCGACAGATCTGCAGGGCACGGCGAAGCCGCTCGCGCTGGGCGCGCCACGCTTCGCGCCCGGCGTCCTGGTCGACGCGGTGGACAACATCTATCAGATCTCGGCCTATGGGCTGATTGGCGGCGTGTCGCTGGCCTTCGATCGTCTGACACGCTTCGGCGCGGCGATCGGCGACTATGCCAGCTTCGCGGCCCTGAAGGCAGCGACAGTGCAGCGCGGCCAGTGGGCGACATCCTTGGCCGGTGGCTATGTGCGCTTCGGGGCACCGGCGGACGGCATGGTTTGCTTCCATGCCAACGGCGACGCCGTTGGCGGCTGGTCGCGCCTGCCGGGGGCGCTGATCCAGCGCGTGGCGACGATCGCCGGCGGCGTGGGCAAGTTCTCGACCTCCGACATGACGGCGCTGAACAGTGCGCGGCCGTGGAACCTGTCGCTGATGGTGACCGCGCAGACGACGGCGCGCGAGCTGATCCAGCGGATAGCTGCCAGCGTTAATGCTGTCGCCTTCGTCGACTGGCTAGGCGTTCTGCGCGTCGCCGCGATCGGCATCGGCACGGCGTCCACCACCATGGCGGCCGACGGGTCGGCTTTGCCTCCGGTTGCCAGTGTCGAACAGATCTCGATCGCCGCCCCCTATTGGCGGCTGGCGCAAGGCGCGGTGCCGACGTGGCAGGTGCATAGCTCCAGCGATATCGCTTTCAACCTGAACGCGCCCATGGGACAGTATGATGCGGCCACCGTCTATCGCGAGGGCGATGTCGTCTCGCTGAGCGACGGGTCGCAATGGCTCTTCGTCGCAACGGTGCCGACGGCCAATTCCGCGCCTACAGACGCGAACACCGACTGGCAGCGCCTGTCGAATGCCGTCGTGGCTGTCACCAGCTCGGGCGCGTCGATCGAGGCGCTGCTCGATGACCTGACAACGGTGGTGGACGCGAAGCGCATCGTGTTTACGCAGCCGACCGCGCCGACCGCCGATGAAAGTCAGGAAAATGACTGGTGGCAGCAGACGGACGGCAGCGGCAATATCATCGCCACCTATGTTCGCGTCGCCGGCAGCGGCAGGCTGTCGATCGGCGGCAACGCCATCCTGCTCGGCGGAAGTTATGTCATCCTGCCCTGGGCCCCGGTGGGTGACCAGCGCATTACGAATGCGCTGGCGGCAGCGACTGCAGCGTCGAATCTGGCCGACAGCAAGGCGGTCATCTTCACTATGTATTCGGCATCCGATCCGGTGCCGACGGGAACCGATATCGGGGATGTGCTGGTGCGGGCTTATCTCAGCCCGGTCCAGATGGACTATTGGAGCGGGTCCGCCTGGGTCGCTGCGGCAACCTACGGCGCGACGGCGACGCAGGCGGCGCTGCTCACCACCACGGCGACGAACTTCAATGCTCGGAATGATCGGCTGGGCACAACGCCGGTAGCGCCGACGATCGTCACCGACGGCAGTGCGGTAGATCATGCGATCAACTCCGGCGGGTCGGCCGATATCAGCTTTGAATGGGTCTGGGGCGGCACGGAAAGCGACATCGATGGGTTCGAGATCCTGGTCTATGCCTCGACCAGCTCGGCGGCCTACACGGTCGGTGCAACACCAGCGGCCGAGCAAACCTTCTTCATGGCGGCAGGCAAGCGAGCCTTCATCCTCTATGGTGCCGAGCCGACCAGCTATTACACCTTCGCCGTTCGCGCCTATCGGATGGTCGATCCCGATGTGAACGCGGCTGGCATCATCCAGTCGGCTTGGGTGAAGCCCTCTGCCGCTGGTGAGAACCCCTATCGGCCTGCCAGCAGCGTTGCCTTCGCCGGTGATGTCACTGGCACGGTGAGCGGCGCGGCCGCCAGCACGGTCGCATCCGGCGCGGCGGCGGCGAACAACGGCTTGAACAGCGACGGTTCGCTGAAGGACGGCAAAGCCAGCACGCAATCGCTGGTCGCCGGATCGGTCATCTCGCTCACGATCGCCTCCAACTCAGGATCGGCGGCCGCGTTCACGACTATCCACGAACTGGCCTATGTCACGGTCGGTTCGCTGCCGTCGGGGGTGACTGGCATCAAGATCGCCGCGTTCGGGCAGGTGAAATATACCGGCGGGCCGACGCCGGGATATCCGGTGCTGCGGGTCTATCGCGTCCCCGCTGCCAATGCGGCGAGCTATCTCGCCAGTGCCAGCGGAACGAACCGCAATCCGTCATCCTCGGGCGGCTCTGTCACGGGCAAGAATGCAACGCTCGCCAATTGGACGAACGTCGACATGGCGGCGGCGCTGCAACATTCCACGACATCGCCGGCGGCCGGGGATCTCTATGTGCTGGCACTCGACGTTGCAGCCTACCCGCCAGCTGCAGGCAGCTGGAGCTACAATTGGTCCGGCGAAATTTCGATCGACATCGTGAAGAGGTGAAAATGACCATTTGGGCAATGGGCAGGATCGGCGCGCGCGCCCGGTTCATAGAGGCCAGCAGGCCGGAAGAGATCCTGGGCTACATGGAAAATGGCGACCAGTGCGCGCCGGTGTCGGTCGACGACAAGGAACGGGGCGGCATCATCCTGGGGGCGATGGCCTTCCGGACCTTCACGGATGCCGAGTTAGCCGAGCAGCAAGCTATTGTAGATGAAGCTGAAATGCCGGTAGGCATGGCAGCGACGGGGGAACAGTGATGAAGAAACTTGCTCTGTTGAGCCTTGCACTGCTGGCCGCCTGTGCTGGCGGGCCGGTGTCCGATCAGCCGACCGCCGTGGCGATGTCGGTGGCGGACGGTCTCGGGGATATCGAGGCTCGGGCGGCGATCGACAGCCTCGATCATAAGCCCGCCTGGGCTCGCCTCTATCTGGTTCCTGCTGCCCGTGCGGAAGAGGCGCGTGCCGCGATCGCGGCCAATGATCAGTTGGGTCGCTGGGCATTGATTCCGGTGGCGAGCGCATCGATGGAGGGGCGGTCGATCGCGCATGTGCGGCTGACTGCGCCGTCATACGCAGTGCGCCCGGGTGATCTGCTGGTGCTGGCGATTGACCCGATCAGTCCTGGGCGGTTCGATGTGACCAACGCATCTGTCCTCCCGGCCAGCAATGATGGAGGGCGGGGCTAATGGTCGACACGATCTGGCAGGATTTCACTGATAGCGCCTATTTCGATCCGGCGGATATTCTCCTCCTCCAGCGCGGTTCTGGCGGTATAAACATCCTTGCGTCGGCACTTGTCGCGAAACGCTCGGATGGAAAATTCCTCGCGCAAGGGACATCGGACAACGCGCCCACGCTCGGCGCGCGAAAAGGAATAGTTCAGTTTTCTGGAGCAGATGCAGGTTACGGCCTTCAGATAGGGGTGGATGCTGCCTCTGGGGCGCCGTGGCTGCAGGGCCAACGTTCAGATGGCGGGACTTCAGCGTATAATCTTTTGCTCAACCCGGCCGGGGGGAGCGTCGCCATCGGCGCGACCTCAGCCACTTATAAGCTAGATGTTCAGGACGCATCGACCGCCGCGTCCTTCACCGCTGGCCGCTATATTTCGACGGCGAATCCTACCGGAGAAAGTAAAACTAGCGTCCGTATTGAGAAAGGTTCAGGATATGGGGCAGAAATATCCGGCTATCTTAGTCAAGGTGTCGGTAGCGGAATGATCCTCTCCACCTTGAACGGTGGAACTTCGACGGAGCGGATGAGGATCAACCATGCTGGTGGCGTTTCGATAAATCAGACTGCGACTGGCCTTCAGAACTCTAACAGTATCGACTTGAACGCGCCCGGCGCGACGCAAACGATCAACCATAGCGGCACAGCCGCTGGGTGGTCGTACCTAGTATTCGGCTACAATGGAGCGGCAATAGGTTCCATTGGGCAGAGCGGCACTACTGGTGTCACTTTTAATACTTCATCGGATTACCGGCTCAAAGATGACCCCCAGCCCATCCAATCCCCAATAGACAAGCTGCTCCGCATTAAGCCCGTAAATTTTGCATGGAAGTCGAACGGCGAGCGTGAAGATGGGTTTATTGCGCATGAACTACAGGAGGTCGTCCCGCAAGCAGTTAGCGGCGAGAAAGATGCGGTGGTTGAAAGGGACATCGAAGTCTCTCCTGCGCAACCTGAAATCAGAGATGACGAAGGCAACGTTATTCAGCAGGCTGTCGCCGCTGTTATCGAAAAGCAGACGCTGCCTGACTATCAGGGTGTCGACAAGAGCCACCTTGTTCCGCTCTTGACCGCTGCTTTGCAAGACGTTGCGCTGCGTCTGGCTGAGGTTGAAGCCCGTCTGGCCGTCTTAGAGGCGGCGGCCTGATGGCGGACGCTGGATCGGCTGCTGGTGAAGCGGGTGGGATGATCGCCGGCAGCGTTGCCATCCTCTATGCTTTCGGCAAGGGGATGGCCTGGCTGCTCAACTGGCGGGACGCTCGGGCACTGTCCAGGGCGGCGAAGCTGCAGGCCTGGCATGATGAACTGAAGGCGCGCGAGGCGAAGCAGGACGAACGCGACCTGAAGTACCAGCAGCATATCGAAACGCAGCTGCGCCGGCAGGCTGTGGAGATCCGCGTGTTGCGCCGCGCCTTCGAGCTGGTGGCGGAACCGCTTCGGCGGCTGGAGCCGGACAATCCCAATCTGTCTCACGCGCAGGCCATGCTCGACCGGGCCTTCCCGCTCGATCCGGGGATACCGGAAGACCTGGCCTCGCTGATGGCCATGATCGACAGGCCAGCGCCGGAAGCGGTGCGCGTCTAGCTTCAGCTGAAAGATCGAAACGTCGGGCACCGGGGGGTGCCTTTTTTTATGGGAGAATGAGATGGGTTCGACCGAACCCGCGTGGCTGCTGGCCGCGCGGCAACTGATCGGCACGCGTGAAGCGGCCGGCGCTGCGAACAATACAACAATCCTCGGCTGGGCAAAGCTTCTCGGCCTGAAGATCCTGGGCATCGCCTACAATGCCGATAGTGTGCCCTGGTGCGGGCTTTTCGTAGCGCACTGCCTCCGCGTCGCCGGTGCCGACCTGTCGACCATGAAGGTCGGCGTGCGGGCCAAGGCTTGGGCGACATGGGGGCTATCGATCGCGGCCGATCGGCTCGCGCCTGGCGCTATCCTTGTGTTCGATCGAGCGGGTGGCGGGCACGTCGCCTTCTATGTGGGCGAAGATCCGACGCACTACCATGTTCTGGGCGGCAATCAGGGCGATCGGGTGAGCATCATGCGGCTGGAGAAGGCGCGCTGCGTCGCACGGCGCTGGCCTGCGCTCGTCCCGGTGATCGGCGGCCCGGTGAAGCTGACGGCCGCTGGCGTGCCTGTGTCGAGGAATGAGGCATGAGGGCCCTGCGTTGGCTCCGATCGCGCCTGCAAGAGCGGTCGACCTTCGTTGGCATCGGTATGGCCATTTCGGGCGCGGCTGTCCTGCCGAGCCCTTTCAGTTGGCTCAGCCTGGTCTGCGGCACGCTGGGTGCGCTGGTCCCCGATGGAAAGGTGGGGGAGCAATGATCTTCCTCCTGCCCTGGCTCATCGTCTTCTATGGCTGCACATGGGAGGATGCGTGATGGCGATCTTATCCCGCATCTGGCCGCACCTTCTGGCGGTCGCCGCTATCATCGGTGCCGTCTGGTATATCGACCAGCGCGGCTATGATCGCGCGCAGAAGGATGAGCAGCTGCAGCGCGCAGAATCAGCCGCGACGTTCGCCATCCTATTGCGCCGTAGCGAAGGCAGGTTGGCGACGATCGTCACGACAAACGATCGGGCGCTGGCCGAAGGCCTCGCGGCCGTCCGGACCTATCACGGGACCGTCATTCAGCCCGCCATCGAAAAGGAGATCGCCGATGATCCGTTTCTTGCCCGTTCTGATGCTCGCATGTCTGACGGCCTGTGGCGGTCGCTTAACGCCGCCCTCGCCAGCAGCACCTGTGCCCGCCGAGCTGACGGCGGAATTGAGTGCCCCTTGCCCCACGCTCCAGCAGCTGCCGGACCAGCGCTGGGCAACGCTGGCGAGGGTGACGAACCCTAACGCCGCTCTGAACGATGAATGCCGGCTGCGCCATGCTGCGGTCGTCAATGCTTATGTCGAAAGCCGTGCCGAGATCATCCGGCACAATGCCGAAGTCGCCGGAACGCCGAGCAAAAGCCGCTAAACCCGGAACTTCTTCAGCGGACTGTCGAGGCGGTAACGTTCCTCCGCTACCACCTTTACAGTCCGCTTCATTGGCACAGGCTTTCCTGTCGCGATCGCAAGCACTGCTGACAGATTTCCGACCAGCTCCAGGGACGCGCGATCGGGCGCGTTTTCGTCATCCCGCACAATCACGGCCTCGACCAGGTCGCGGATCATCGGGAGATATTTCTGTGCCTGCTCGCCACTGGTGAGCGCGTCGCCCAGCTGGCGGATCTTGCGCCGGTATGCTTCGACGATCTGTGGATGCAGGATGATGGCCGGGACGGCTTCATGCTCGGCCAAGGCGGCTTCGGCCGACGCGAGCGCTGCCTTGCGGTCCTTCAGCGCTTCTTTCACTTCATCCATGTCGGCACCGGCGGCGATCGCGTTGACCAGGTTGCGGATCTCGCCCTTCAGCTGGTCGACCCGTTCCTCTGCCCGGTAGCGCGAAGACTGGAGTTTTGCTCGCGCTTGCGTCCGCGCATCATGATAACGTTTCACCACTGCGCGGATGATCTCCGGATCTAGGAGCCGGTCCTGCAGGCCGGATAGAACCCGCTGTTCAAGGCGGCCGGTGGAGATCCGGCGGCCATTGTCGCAGGTGCCCGCCTCCTTATGCCGGGAGCAGGCCCAACGGTCTTTCGACACTATCGTATAAGTGCCGCCGCATCCGCACCGGACCAGGCCGCTCAACACATGCCGCGCCCGGCGCTGCCGATGGAACGGGACATGGGCGAGATCTTCTTTCCGCTCCTGGACGATCGACCAGAGCGCATCGTCGATGATGCGCAGGTGTGGCGCTTCGCCCTCGACAATGTCCGGCTGGACGTCGACCCGCGACAGCCGCTTGCGGGAATTGGGGTCGCGCACCATGCGGACGCGGCCGTAGCGGATGCGACCGACATAGATCGGGTTGCGCAGGATGCCATAGTCACGTGCTGCCGACCCGTTGATGGTGCTTGCGCGCCATTCGGTGCCGCGCGGCGAAGGGACGCCTTCCGCGTTCAACTTGTGGGCGATGGTGCGAGGCGGGACGCCTTCGGCATATTCCCGGAAGATCCGGCGGACGACCGCGGCCTCTTCCTCATTGATGGCGCGGTGCCCGAACTCGACCGATCCGTCGCTGTTCACGACCGGCGTCACGTCATAGCCATAGCAGCGGCCGCCCGGCACTCGGCCGCGTCCGACCTGCCCCTTCCCGCCTCGGCGGATCTTGCTGCCCAGCTCCTTCACGTAGAGGGCGCTCATCGTGCCGATGAAGCCGATGTGAAGTTCGGTTACGCGGTTGTCGGAGCAGGTGAACAGCGCGACCCTGGCGAACTCCAGGCGGCGGTAGATCTCGGCCGTGTCGCCTAGATCGCGGGCGATACGGTCGAGCGATTCCGAAAGGACGATATCGAAGTCGCGCCGATCGGCGGCGGCGAGCATCGCGTTCAGCCCGGGGCGGTGCTTGTTCTGTCCTGAAATGGCCGCGTCAGAATAGGCGTCGACGACCTGCCAGCCCTGCCGTTCAGCGTAGGCTCGACAGAGCCTGATCTGATCCTCGGCGCTTAGGGCGTTCTGCATGTCCGTGCTGAAGCGCGCGTAGATTGCGACGCGGGTGCCTTCCGGTGCCCAGCTCATGGGTGAAGTCTCTCTGTGATTCGAACTCGCGCGCAGCATCCTCTGCCGCCATGTCTTCGGCAATGGCCAGCGCGAGATCGAGGACGCTGAACGCGTTCATGCGGCGGTTTCGCTGATGTAGGGCGACCAGCCCACCGGCTTCAGCCAGCGGAAAAGCCACCAAAGTGCGGTGATTTTTTCGAGATTCGCGGGCACCGACGCGTCCAGGCTGTCCTCAGCCTTGCACGCCGTTGCCCATGCGCTGCGCGCCATGATGATCCGTTGAGCCCTGTTCCAATAGCGAGGCTCGCGCTTCAGGCAGATGGGATCGCCTGCTTCGAGGCCGGCCATCTGCTCGATGTTGGACCAGATGATATCGTCCTGCTGAGCGCGATCGGACAGCGCCTGCCCAGCTGCCTTGAACGCAGCCTTGCGGCGCGTCCGTTCGTCCTGGGCGAACTGGTGCAGCTGGGCAGGCGTCGCCTTAGGCATTGCGGCTGGCCGAGCAGTCGCACGGCCCTGGGTGGGCGATGAAGAACGACAGGCAGTCCGCGTCGTGTGTGATTTCAGGACGGCTCGACGCGTTGGTCTCTTCGGGAAGATATTCGATCTTCCATGTCGGATGGTAGGGCATGGCGTGTCGTTGGCCGTCGAGGCGGATCATGAGATAGGCGCCCTGGGCGTCGTCTATGGTTCCTTCCATTGGGTATCGACCGCCGCTGTAGCGGACGCGGCCGCCCGGCTGCGCGGGCACGCCATAGTAGGAGCGGATATATTCCATGCTCATCGTGCGGCCCTCCTGGGAGGCAGCGGCGGTGCGATCGGGGCGACGCCGATCGCAAGGCGCGCAATCCGTATCGAGATGATGCGGATCTTCGCGTCTGGGTTGCGCTTCCTGATCGCGGATTCGGCGCGCCGGGGGTGGTCATTGGTGAGGACCAAGAGGCTGTTGCTGTTGGGCAGCGGCTGCCCATGGCGATCCCAATCTGCAATGTGCGAACAGCCGAAGTGCTTGGCGAAGGCCTTGCTGTGGAAAGTCTTGCCGCTGGCCATAGGGCCGTGAATGATGACGATCACGCGCGCCTCCTGACGGTGATGACTGGCTGACCGGCGCGGAATCGCTGCTCACTCGGGATCGGCTCGAACCGGAGGGCGGCGGAGATCTTGTGGCGGTATTCGGCCAGCATCCCGCAGATGATCGCCAGCGCGAACCAGGCGCTGCTGAAGATGACGACAGCGGCCGCGCTCACTTCGCGGCGCTCCGAACGTAGCGGGCGGTCATGCCCCCGCTGTCCTGGACGTAGCCTGCCTTGCGCCAGCCCAGACGGCGCAGGAGCATGGCGATCTGGAAGTTGTCGCGGGGGTCGGGAATGCGCCCCTCGCGGGCGGCTTCAGCCAGTTGCCGGCGTAGGGTCGCCATGGCGATCTCGTTGGCGTCGCGCAGGTGGCGGGCAATGAACAGGCCAATGCGAGCGCTCGCCTCGCTCGCGTCGGTGAGCGCGATGATCGCGTTCTCGTCTGCGATCTTTGGATCGACTAGATCGCCGATCGGTGCGCGACGCGTCAGTGCAGTGTTGGGGCCGATGCGGCTCAGGAGCGCAGTTTGATCAGCTGCATGGCTGAGCACGCGCCAGCGCAATCCGTGCAGCAATGCGACGCTGCCGGGAAATGGAAAGGAGTTTTCGACCTGAAGCAAGATTGCCTCCCTCTGTTGCGAGGGGCAACCTATGCGATTATCGCAATACATCTGTCAATATATATCTATGCGATGATCGCATAGCGGCGGCATGCCGTTGATATTTGTTCAATCTTTGTTCTTATTCCGGGCCTTCTCAGAGACAGGGTGAGTCGAGAATGTTCACGAAGATCAATGCCTATCGCGTGGTGTCGTTTGGTAAGCCTGTGGGGCCTTGGCGGCTTCGGCTAATGCAGGCGCGACGGGAGGCCGTTGCGGCCGGATTGGGCGCCTTCGATGAGTGGGGAAGCTACTTTGATGTGGTCCCTGGCGACATTCAGGTGAAGGAGGTTCGGCCGGATGAGATCGGCATGACGCAGGAGCAAGTGCAGGAGCTGATTACATCCGAGAGGCGCGCCAGATTATCCGGCCGATCACCTCATAGAACTCATCACCCAGAACGATCTCGCGATGGGCGGGGTTTGTCGAGCAAGGCGCGAGCCGAGCGGGGTCGGTCTTAAATTGCTTGAACGTGGCTTCGCCGTCTGCGTTCAAAACAGCGTAATATCTATCATTGAAGAGGACCCGGTCATCCGGGTCCACGATGATCAGCGCGCCATCATCGACCAAGAGATCCATCGAATCGCCACTGACGCGGAGGCCAAATGCGCGGGGCGGGATCGAGCTATCCGGCATGGGGATTGCGTCGATCGGATGCTGGATCGCTTCGCGCCAGTTGCCTGCTGAGATCTGACCTATCACTGGGATCGAACGGGTAGGCTGCGCATGCTCTTGGATCAAGACGGCTTTGATGGCCTCCATCTCCTTCACGCTGATTTTCCGTTTTCCGCGCAGCGATTTGTTGAGCTTATCCTGATCAAGGTCGATCCGTCGCGCCAGCTCGGATTGGCTAATTCCGCGCGCGTCCAGCAGCTGTAAGATCTCTTCGGGGTCCATGCCTCGAGATTGCGAACCCATGCGATGGCTGCAATTGCTATTGTCGCATAAATTCACTTGCTTAGACTGTGCGATTATCGCATAGCTCGGACCATGAGCGACGAAGCGAACCATATTATCGACGGATTGGGCGGGACGACTGCGGTTTCGCGCATGACCTTGGTGCCCCCCTCGACTGTCCACAGCTGGCGGAAAAATGGCATTCCCCTTTCGCGTCTCGCCCATCTGAAACTCGCCGCGAAGGCCGAAGGGCTTCCGTGGCCTCTTGATACGGATGCGGAACAGGTTCCGTCACCCGATAGCTCAGATCAAAATATCGGAGGGGGTGAGTGATGCTGGACATGGGCAAGGTGAAGCTGGTGCGCGTGGCTGCGGTCGATGTGCAGGCAAACCGTTTGGCAGTGTCCATCCGCGACGGCGGGATCTGGCGGCGGGTGAAATCCATCGAATGGAAGAAGGTAGAGGCGTGAAAGACTTGTCCGCCATCGAACAAGCCCTTCAGGTTTCGGCCAGTGCTATGCGCGATTACTGGCATCGTAACGGTCTGCCAGCCATTGAAGCTGGTCGCGGAACATCCGGCGTACCCGCTCTGAAGCAATCGCGCGATCGTTCGCATCCAGATAGTCGTTCATGGCTGCCGATAGCAGTTCGCGGGGCGTCCCGGCTGCTTCAGCGAATTTCGCCAGCGTCGCGATCAGGTTGGACTGGCTCAGTAGCAGGGCCAGCAGCATGTCTTCGTAAGGATCCTCACCTGCGGGATCGGCTTCGGCCATTGATTATCCTTTCAGTCGTGGTGGTTGCAGCGGCGACTGTAGCGGCGGTGGGGGCGGCGTCCAGTCGCTCCCCCAAAGCGCGACGGGTTTCTTCGCCTGATGGCTTCAATCAAAAATCGGAGGCTCTTGAATGACTTGGGTCGCAAGCCCCGGAGGGTCCATCTGAAATGGGCTCACGGGGGGAACAGGCGCTAGAGCCCGCCGATCTGGCTCTGAAGTTGGCGACGAAGGATGCGATCAGGGGGGCAGGCGGACAGGAGTTCCTTTCCGAAAGCCTCGGTCGCGCTCAGTCGCGGTTCAGCGATTATGGATCGCCGAACAAGCCCGACTTCATGCCGATCGATCTGGTGCGCAAGGTGCAGGCGCTTGGCGCGGGCAAGCCCGGCTGGCCGCACATCACCCATGCGCTGGCTCGGGCCGATGGCTTCGACCTCTACAAACTGCCGGAGACGGGCGCCTCGAAGGGTGACTGGCTGAAGCATGTCGGCGCGCTGTCGACCGAAGCGGCCGAGATCACGTCGAAGATCTGCGCGTCCCTGGCCGACGATCAGCGGATCGACGCCCGCGAAATCAAGAATCATGCGCTGATTGCTGACGCTGAGCAGCTGGTGACGCTTGGCGTCCAGCTGCTGGCCCAGCTTCGCGAAGAGGTGGGGGGCTGATGTTGCAGATGATGATGAAACCGGACCAGTTCGACAATTGGGTGAAGGCTGCGCGGCCCGGCGATGATGTCGTTTATGCGACCGGGGCCCGTCCTGCCGAGGGCATCGGCGCCTACGTCCGCTCGCTGCACGAAAAGGGCCTTGTCACGATGACGGCCAAGCGAGGCGATGACGGCTTCCGCTTCATAGCGCAGCGCCTGTCAGATCCGCGGCCCTCACAGGTCCGCGCGCGCAAACCGGTCAACCGGGGCCGGTTTGCTCTGGCGGCGAATGACGGGAAGATGACGACCCGGGCAGTGCTGCGCCTCCTGGCGCAGGCCGCGAGCAAAGGACTGCCCTGCCCGACCAATGCCGAACTGGCGAAGCGTATCGGCCTAAAGGATGCGGTCGCTGCCTCCTACCGCGTGCGGCGGCTGGTCCAGTCGGGCGCGATCGTCGTTGAAGAGCCGTCCCCGAGCGAGCGCCGCGTCGTGACGATCGTCGCCACGGGCGCGCAGACGCGGAGGGCGCAGCTGTGAGTGATCAGGTCCAGTGCGTCGGCTGCGTCCAGATGGTGCAGGGTGTTGCAGAGCTGGCACTCCCGGACGGCTGGGACGCGCTGCGCGTGCCCGGCTATGAGCCCGCCTTGTTCTGCGCCAGCTGCATTGACCGTGGGGTGATGGAGCATTTTCGGGCGCAGCAGGGACTTCCCCGGCGTGCCCGGTGGCGTTTCCCAAACGGCGTGATGGCGCTGTATCGACCGGCGGCGCGGCAGGTGCTGCTGGCGACGGCAGACGGCATGGCCGAGATCAGCGAGCGAGAGGCCGAGCAGCTGATCGCGGCCATCGGCGCGGCGCTGGAAACGCGCGCGCTGCCCGGGGCGCTGTTGGCGGAGGCGGGCCGATGACCTTCGTCGACATGACCATCACCCGCCGCCATTTCGAGGCCCGCTATAACCAGGTCGGACGCTGCATGCTCGCCGATCTGGCCGAAATCTTCGGCATCGGTTTCGACCTGGCCGAGAATTGGGCCGACGAAATCGACCGCGAAACCCAACAGCAGATCGCCGCCGCTCCTCGACCCCTTTCTGGTGGCGGCGCAACTGCGGGGGCGACCGACCTACAATAGGCCGCCCCCGCTCTTTCATCCGCAAAAACAAGCCGATCACGGCACCACAGAGAGAAGGACGTTCCCATGGCAAGACCTAAGAAAGCGACGCCGACTGTGGCGTCAGAAGAGATTACCGCACCGGCCAGCCCTCGGGTCGCACCTATGGCAATTCAGCCGGTGCCGCTCGGTCGTCTTGTCCGCGCGCCTGAAAATGTGCGCCATACGGACAAGGCGGCCGATGTCGAAAGCCTGGCCGACGATATCGCCGCGCATGGCCTTCTGCAGAATCTGATCGGCTACAAAGGCGATACCGACATCGACAAGGATGCGGTCTACGTTGTCGGTGGCGGCCGTCGGCTTCAGGCGCTTCATGTCCTGCGCGATCGCGGCGTTATGGATGACAGCTTTGACGTGCCTGTGCTGATCCGCGAGGCGGCTGAGGCCATCGACCTATCCCTGTCGGAAAACCTCGCCAAGCGCGACATGAACCCGGCGGATGAGTTTCTAGCGTTCGCCCAGCTGATGCGACGGGGCACGCTGTCGCCCGCCGATCTGGCAAAGCAGTTCGGCTTCAGCGAGCGCTATGTGAAGCAGCGCCTGCGGCTGGCTGCGCTCGCGCCGGAAGTTCTCGAAGCGATGCGCGCGGGTCAGCTGACGATCGATGCGGCCATAGCCTATGCGGCAACGCAGGACCAAAAGCTGCAGCTGAAGATCTTCGCGGCGGAACAGAAGAAGGGAGCCTGGGGCCATGGCGTCCAGAGCATCCGATCAGGTATCACGAACTCGGTGATGACGACCGGCGACGCGCTGTTCAAATTCGTTGGCAAGGCGGATTATGAGAAAAAGGGCGGCCGCTATGAAGATGATCTCTTCGGTGATGCCGAGAATTATTCAGGCCGGAAGCTGATTGATCCCGACATCATCGTCGGCATCGCCACTGATCGGGCGAATTTCCAGATCGTGGGCGTCGAAGCCGACGCAAAGCGCAATCATCCGACCACCAGCGCCGTGATCCTCGTGCCGGGGCTGCGCTTAGGCAAGGTCCCAAAACCTCCGAAGGGCTATGAGAAGGTCGAGCGGCCCTATTGGCGCACCGATCTGCCGAGCATGGCAAAGCTGCGCGAGAAAGCCAGCGACAGCGGGATCGATATCATCGGCTATGCGGGGGTGAACCACGCCGGCAATTTGGTCCTGGACGAAGGTTTTTTCGTCCCGGGTGCGCGGATGGCCGACATTGTGCCTGCCCGGCAGGATGCGCCGACGAAATCGGAAGCTGAGCGCGCGGCGGAGCGTCGCGCGGCCTCCATCCGGTCTGTGGCGGCGTTCCTGGCCGCAAGGGATATCCGCGAGCAGAAGGTAGAGGGCCGCCATTTCTGGCAGAGCATGCGCCCCTCGCTGCACCGGACGGAAGAAATCGACGGCATCGGTGAATGTTATTCGGTCACGATCGGCGTCATGGTGACGCCCGCTGAGATCGATGCCCAGCTGGAAGCGGCTGAAGCCGAATTCGACCGTCAGGAAGCGGAAGCGGCCGCGCAGCGTGAAGCTGAGCAGAAAGCCAAGGAAGAGGAAGCTGCCGCGCTGGCAGCGCAGCATAACGAAGTCCTGGCAATGGACCCCCAGCCAGCAGTCGTGCATGTTGATGGCGTTACGCATTTCCGCTGGGAAAGCGGTGCCTATGTCGATGAGCAGGAAGATGCCGGCGATGAGAATGCCAGCTTTTTCTACGATGATCTGGCCGAACTGGTCGAAAGCGCGAACGGCGCGATGCAGGTCTGGCCCTCGATCGAAGCATGGGCTGGAGCCATGGCCGCTGAGATGGATGAAGCGGCATGAGCGGCGCGGCCAAACTTCGTGCCCAGCGTGGCCAGCGGCCGAGCCTGGAGTTTCGCCCGATCGCGGATCTGCGGATCGACGACAGCTATCAGCGCTCGATCGACACCGGGCCTAGCCAGTCGCTGGTCAAGCGGATCGCGCGGGAATGGGATTGGGGCCTGTGCCAGCCCCTGAATGTCGCGAAGCGCGAAGATGGGTCGCTTTGGGTGATCGACGGCCAGCACCGCCTCGCGGCGGCTCGCGATCGCGGCGACATTTACGATCTGCCCTGCGTCGTCATCGCGTCGCGCTGCGCCGATGATGAGGCTGCGGCCTTCGTCGCGCTGAACCAGCAGCGGCGGCCGCTAAGCAAGCTCGACCTGTTCAAGGCCGCGCTCGCGGCTGGCGATGGCGACGCGGGCAAGATCCTCGACGCCCTCAACAATGCTGGCTTGTCTGTCGCTGCGACGACCAACCCCGATGCGTGGAAGCCCGGCCAAATCTGCAACATCGGCGGTCTGGAGAAGTGCCTGCGCCAGAGCGGTGAGCAGGTGCTGCGCTCGGCATGCCTGACGGCTTCCGTCGCCTTCTCAGGGCAGGTGCTGCGCTATTTCGGCACGATCTTCCCCGGCGTCGAAGCGGCGATCGCCGCGCATGGCGTGGGACAGCAGGATCTGATCGCGATCGTCCTGGGCGGTGCCGACCAGGCTGAATGGCGCGATGAGATCAACCGCGTGAAGGCGGAACAACCCAACAACAACATGCGCGAGGCCGCCGTCGTGGCGATCGGCCGCGCTGTCGCTGAAGCGCTGGAGGCCTGAGTGAGCGAAGCTGCCGATAGGATTATTTTGGAGCTGCAGCGGTGCAAAACGCCCGTGGGCGGCTGGACGATGCCGGATCTGCGTCGCCTGACCGGCCTGAAGGTCGGTGCGTTCGCGGCCGCCGTCCAGCAGCTGCGGCAGGAAGGGAAGATCCACCAGTTCGATCTCGCCCTGGTGCCTTCGATGCGCCCGTCGCCTGCGCCGGCTCCAGTCGTCGAGCCCGTGGAAGCCGATCCGGTGCCGACGAACCTGTTCCAGGACGTGTCGCTGGGCACGCAGTTGCAGGAAAAGGCGCTGGAGGGTGCGCCATCGCTTGCGACCGGCATCATCCGCGATCGCTGGGCTCCGACATGGGAGCGGGTCTGTCAGCACGCCCGAGCGACCGGGCAACGGCCGGTGATGGCCATGATCGCGCTGCTCGACGGCGCCCTCGACAAGGATATCGCGGCATGATGCAGGTGAAGGTGAAGGCGCTGCGCGGCGCGCTGAAGGCGATCAAAGCGGTCGTCGAAACCCGCAACACCATCCCGATCCTGTCGCATGTGCTGATCACGTCGACGCCCGGGCAGATGTTCCTGACCAGCACCGACCTCGATATCATGGTCGAGAAGATCGTCGACCTGGAGGATGCCGGGGCAAACAAGGCGATGAACTTCTGCGTCGATGCCTCGACGCTCGCTTCGATCGCGGCCAAGCTGCCGACCGAAGGCATCGCGTCGATCGCGCCGGACGGCAATACCGGCATCACGATCAAGTGCGGCCGGGCTCGCTTCAAGCTCAACACCCTGCCGACCGACGATTTCCCGACCATCGCGATGGGCGATTGGGATGCCGAATGGGAGCAGGACGCGACGCAGCTGATCAAGCTGATCGAAAGCGTGAAGTTCGCGATCGCAAACGAAGAGACCCGTTATTATCTGAACGGGATCTATGTCCATGTGCCCGACGGCAGCAGCTGCCAATTCGCGGCCGCGACCGATGGCAACCGTCTCGCCCGCTATCATTGGGAGGTGCTGGACGGCGCGGAAGGAATGCCCGGCATCATCATCCCGCGCAAGGCCATCGCCACGCTGAGCCAGCTTCTGGATGAGGAAGGCGGCACGGTGGGCGTGTCTGTCAGCACTCAGCGCTTCCGCTTCGAGATCGGCAAGACCGTTCTCACCGGCAAGACGATCGACGGGGCCTTCCCGGAATATTCGCGCGTCATTCCGGTGAGCAACAGGCTCGATTGCTGGTTCGAGCCCGGTCCGCTGGCGGAAGCGGTTGAGCGCGTGCTGACGATCAGCAGCGACAAGACGAAGACGATCGCGGTGAATTTCGAGGCGAAGGCGATCACGCTGGAGGTTGTCAGCCCAGAAACGGGGACGGCCAGCGAGGACGTGCCGTGCGAGTTCAACGGGGATGCGCTGCGCATCGGCTTCAACGGCCGCTTCCTGCTCGACATTCTGGCGCAGCTGAAGGGCACCGGAGCCGAAGGGACGCGCGCCCGGGTGCTGCTGGCGGACCCGACAGCTCCCTCCCTTTGGCAAAATAGCGAGGAAGCGGCTGGGCTTTACGTCCTGATGCCGCTGCGGGTCTGATCCATGGCTGACCTTCACCCCTATCGCCCGTCGAACGGAACCGAAGGCGAGATCTTCATGTCGGCCTGGTGCGCGCGTTGCATGAGGGATCAAGCGAGACGTGAAGGTGACGCATTTGCGGGGTGCGAGATCATCACGCTCACAATGGCATTTGAGATCGATGATCCCTCCTATCCCCAAGCTTGGGTGCAGGATGATGACGGCGCGCCTTCTTGTCTGGAATTTGAGGCCGAGGACGAAGGCGATCAGCCGCTCGATCCACGTGCAGTTGTGAGGCCGCTCCTGTGACTGACATGTTCCCCGAACCGGCGATCGCCGGGCCGGCTCCGAAGGGCCTCGGCCGCATGATGACCGGCGGGGCGAAGGTCGAGCGGCAGGGCAATGATTATTATCCGACGCCGGCAACGGTCACTCGCGCGTTCATCGCGGCAGAGCGGGAGCATCTGCTCGACGCCTGCGATCTGGTCAATCCGGTATGGGAGCCGTGCGGCCGTGGCGGTGCGATCTCGGGCGAGCTGGAAGCGGCTGGCTTCGTGACGATCGCGACCGACCTAGTCGCCGATCCGGAGCATCGGGTGACGCAGCAGGATCTCCTGCTTTGCCGGCAGGCGCTTTCGCCGGTGGTGGTGACGAACCCGCCCTTCACGCTGGCGGAGGAAATGATCCGGCATCTGCATGGCGACCTGGGCTGCACCTATGTCGCCATGCTGCTGAAGTCGACCTTCTGGCATGCGCAGGTCCGCACGGGCCTTTGGCGGCAGCGCACGCCGTCGCGGATCTACGCGCTGAACTGGCGGCCGGATTTTCTCGGCAAGGGTGCGCCGACCATGGAAGTGATCTGGTGCGTCTGGGACGCGGCCGCGATCGAGAATCTTTGTGTCTATGATGTCCTGACGCCGTTCCGGGCTCCGGATCTGCTCGCGCCGGTCGATCCCGATCCGGGCTGAGCATCCGCCTTCCGCGCACCGGGGCGCATGGAGGATCGGGCATGGTGCCCGATCTACCGACCCAAAGGCGAAAGCCGCCCGGACCAATCTGTATCTGCAAAGCCTGATTTTCGGGGTGGGTCTCTGTGTCTCTTTCGACTGCGTTCCTGGATGAAATCCGCGCCCGCACGCCGCTCTCCGCCCTGATCGGGCAGAAGGTGAAGCTGGAGAAAAAGGGCAAGGAACATAAGGGCTGCTGCCCGTTCCATAGCGAAAAGACGGCCAGCTTCACCGTCAATGACGACAAGGAATTTTACCATTGCTTCGGTTGCGGCGCCCATGGCGACGCGCTGCGCTGGCTCACCGATCATGAGGGCATGGACTTCATCGATGCGGTGAAGCAGCTCGCGACGGCCGCGGGCATGGATATGCCGGCACGAACGGCGGAAGAGGCTGAGCGGGCGCGGCGGGTCGAGCATGTCGGCCAAGTGCTGGGCGAAGCGGCCGATTGGTATGCGCAGCAGCTGGAGCAGGCTGGCGTCGCGATGGAGGCGCTGGCCGCGCGCGGCGTGAACGACGCGGCGATCGAGCGCTTCGGCCTGGGCTTCGCGCCTGCGCGCGGCGGGATCTCCGCCATCGGTATCGCGGTCGACCAGCTGATGGCGGCCGGCCTGGTCGTCGACACGGAAAAGGGTCGCCGCGATCGCTTCCGGCATCGGCTCATGGTTCCGATCCATGACGCACGCGGACGCCCTATCGGCTTCGGCGGCCGTGCCTTCGGTGAAGCCCAGCCCAAATATCTGAACAGCGACCAGTCGGAGCATTTCGACAAGGGACGCGTGCTGTTCAACCTGCACCGCGCGGCGCCGGCGGCGCGATCGGCGCGGCGGCTGGTCGTCGTCGAAGGCTATTTCGACGTGATCGCGCTCGACCAGGCCGGGATCGAGGAGGCGGTCGCGCCCATGGGCACCGCGATCACGGCCGAGCAGCTGGAGCGCGCGTGGCGCGTGACGGAATGCCCGGTGCTGCTGATGGATGGCGACGAAGCGGGCCGCATGGCGGCCGCCCGTGCCTGCGTTCGCGCCCTTCCGATGGCTGGCCCGGGTCGGTCGCTGAAGATCGCGACCCTTCCGGATGGTTACGACCCCGACAGCCTGGTGCGCGAATGCGGACGTGAGGCGATCGACGATCTGATCGCTACCGGCCTTTCCCTCTCCAGTTATGTCTGGACCGCGGTGCTGGCCGCCGGCGATCGCGACACGCCGGAAGGAAGGGCGGCGATCTGGCAGCAGCTGGCCGACCTCGCGGCCACGGTGCGGCACGAGGAAACGCGGGCGCAGTATCAATCCTATTGGCGCGGGCTCTTCAATGCCGAGTTCCCCCCTGCCCCCCGGTGGGTCGTCGAGAATCAAAAGCTTCCGGTTGGAACCATGGAGGCGAAATTCTCCGACCAGACGGCGGAGGTGCAGGATCGGCTAAAGGCGGTCGCTGAAAAGCGGCTGAGCGGCATGATCGAGGCAGCGGAGCGCACGAAGGATGGCGTGACGCTGTTCGCCTGGGGCATGGGCCGGCGCGTCGGCGCGGGCCTGATCGACCAGGACATGGCCGACGACGCGATCGACGAAGTGTCCGAGGGCGTCGAGGATGTCTCGGCCGACGATATCGAGCGCAGCTTCGCCGCTGGCGTGGCCAAGGGCTTCGACATCGCGCCGATGCTGCTGGACATGCGCTGCGCCGGATTCCAGCGCACGGATCTCGGCAATGCCGAGCGGTTCAACGCTCGCTATGGCAGCAGCTTCCGCTTCACCACGGCCAAGGGCTGGCTGGGCTGGGACGGCCGCCGCTGGAAGGTGCTCGACCAGGACAAGGACACGCTGCCGGCGGAAGTGCAGGCGGCCGTGTTCGATACCGTGCGCTCGATCCAGCGCGAGGCCGATTTCGTGGCCTCAACCGGGTTCGCTGAGCCGGATGAGCCGCTGCCCGAGGATGACAAGCCGACGATCATGCTGGCGACGCAGTGGCATTATTATCGCGATAGCGGACGACGGGTCGGCGCGATGAACCGGATCGTCGATTGGAAGAGCGGCCCCGTCATTCTGTCGGAGCTGATCGTCAAATGGGGTCGCGCGTCGGAAGGATCGGGGCGGATCGGATGCATCGCCGGCCTCGCCAAACGGTGGGTGACGGCGCCGATCGAGGACTTCGATCAAGATCCGTTGGCGATCAACGTGCTGAACGGCACGCTGCGCTTCAAGCGGGACAAGGAAAATGGGGCGAGCGTCACGCTGGAGCCGCATCGCCGCGAGGATCTGAATACGAAGCTCGCGCCGGTCACCTATGATCCGGATGCCGTGTCGGTCGTCTATGACGGCTTCCTGGCATGGGCTCAGCCTGATCCGGGCATGCGGCGCTATCTGCATCAATGGGCGGGCTATAGCGCCAGCGGGGACATATCGGAGCAGAAGCTGCAGTTCTGGTATGGCCTCGGCGGCAACGGCAAGTCCGTCACGATCGACTTGTGGGCCTATGTCCTGGGCGACTATTCCGGCACGATCGGGATCGAGACCTTCCTCGACCAGGGCATCAAGAAGCGCGGTGAGCAGGCGTCGCCGGATCTCGCGCGCCTGGGCGGCGTGCGCATGCTTCGCGCGTCGGAGCCGGAGCGCGGCGCGAAGCTGAACGAAGCGCTGATCAAGGCGGCGACGGGTGGCGAGCCGATGGCGGTGCGCGCGTTGCACCGCGGATTCTTCGATCTTCAGCCGCTGTTCAAGCTGACGATCGGCGGCAACTATAAGCCCGACATTCCGGGAACGGACGAAGGCATCTGGCGCCGCATGAAGCTTGTGCCATGGAATGCGCACGTCCTGGAGCAGGATCGCGACGAGCAGCTGCCCGCGAAACTCCGCGCGGAAGCTGCTGGCGTCCTCAATCATATGGTGCGCGGCCTGCTGGACTGGCTCGACAATGGGCTGGTGGAGCCTGAGGCGGTGCGGGAGGCGACGGCGCAGTATCGAGAGGATAGCGACCCGCTGGCCCGCTTCCTGAAACTCTGCACGGCCGTCGACCCGCAAGGGCGTATCCAGTCGTCCCGGCTCTACGAAGTGTTCGTGGCCTGGTGCAAGGCCGCCGGTGAGCGTGAATGGACGCAGAGGGGCTTCAGCAAGGCCATGCTCGACAAGGGCTTTCAGAAGAAGGCCAGCGACGGGATGCAGTGGCTCGGCATGAAGCTGGTCCGCGAGGCCCGCGACTTCGTCGACGAGAATGGGAAGGTGCGTGAGGACGTGCCGATGCTGCCCGATGGGGCGCAGTCGCCCGCTGCGCCGCCCGACGATGCACATGCACCACCGCAATATCAGGACGATTACGTGCCCGACTTCTGAGCGCGGCGGGGCGCGGAAGGTTCAAAAGCTTCCGGGTTGGAAGGATGGCGGAAGCTTCGACGGAAGGAAGAAAGCGCGGATTTCTGCGCCTTTGGAAGGATTGGAAGGATTGGCGACATGTTCCCCTCACATATGCGCGTGTGCGCGGGCGCATGTGTGATGAAAATATACATAGTTCCTTCCAAAGCTTCCAAAGCTTCCAGAATAGATAAAAGATCAAAGGTTTTCAGTAGTTTGAGCGTCGGAAGGATTGGCGAGTGATGGTTCCGGAGTTGGAAGGATCAGATTTCTGGACATTCGATGGCGTCCAGGCACGCCTTGTCGAGGCGATGGAGTTCCAGCAGCGCCTGCCCCGCGGTGGTGGCTGGCCATTCGCATCCGACGGGCCGTGGCACCTGATCGTCAAGGACTGGTGGGATTGGGGCGCGCATGAGGACAAGCCGGTGCCGCGCGTGCCGCTGTCACGCGACCAGCTGGCGCGCATGGAAGAGGCGCTGGCATGGGTGCTGTTCGTGCCGTCCGACGACGATCGGCGGCTGATCGCCATGGCGGTGCGCAACCTTGCCGCTGGTCGCAAGACGGTGCCCTGGACGAAGCTACTGAAGCCGATGGGCGTCCGGCATGGGGCGCACGGCCTGCGCAAGCGCTACTCGCGCGCGATCACCTGCATTTGCAATGCGCTGAATGGCGCAGAAATGCGCGCATAGAGACGGCGCAAGGGGTAGAATGTGATGCTCGCGAAATATTCTGTGTCCACCTCCGGGGCCGAAATGGGTATTCAGGACATACGCTTAGGGCGGTCCTATGGGCATCCCCAAGCGAGCGTCCTCTCCAATAGCCTGCGCCGCCTCGCCTGGTCCCGTGCCCGGCGGGGCGGTGCCGTTTCGGGCCGGGGGTGGTCGGGGTCGTCGCGGGCGGGCACCCCCCTTTGGGTCCTTCCCGCCATCCCGACCTATACGGGGGCCGAAGGCGAGGAAGATGCGAGTGTTCGGTATTTTCCCGTAGGCTCTTGTTTTTCTTTGGGTTTTGATCGGTGAGAGGCACGCTAGGCGAATTTGCGTCCCTGCCGGGGACGCCTTCGGAGCCCACGCTTCGGGCAATGATCCGGGACTATCCGGACTTCCCGATCATCGAGCGCGGCACGAATGGCCGGTCCTATGTGATCGATTTCGACGATGCCTGGGCCTTCATCAAAAGCCTGCGCGACAGCGAAGAGCAGGTGCAGCGGGCGCGGGCCGATGAGATCCGCCAATATGGTTTGTCGCTGCTGGGCGGCGAAGCGATGGCGCAGACGCAGGTCGGACTTTCTCCGACCGAGCATCGCACCATCATGGAAAATGAGCTGCTGGCGACGAAGCTGGCGGAGAAGCGGGGCGATCTGATCCACAAGGCTTCCGTCGAGGAAGCGTTGGGCGAACTGGTCGCATGGTTTCAGCAGCAGGGCACGTCGTTGTCGGCGCGGCTCGCGAAGAGGGGTGACTTCAGCCGCGAGCAGCTGGCGATCGTCGACGCGGTGATCGCGCAGGATCAGCGGGAGCTTGCGGACAGGATGGAGCGAATCGGAAGAGCAACAGGCAATGCTGTATCGACCGATCGAGATCCCGCCGTTTGAAACCGGCTTTGACATTGTTCGGCGGCTCGCGTCGCTGATCCGCCCCAAAGAGGGGCTGACCGTTTCTCAATGGGCAGAAAAATATCTGCCCGAATATGATCCGCTCGCGCTGCCGTTCCTGGCCGAGATCATGGACGCCTGCTCCGACCCGGAAACTTCCGAAGTCGGGGACATGGGGCCAGCGCAGGCCGGCAAGTCGAAGGTGGGCGAAGCCTTTATGGGCTGGTCCATCGAACATAGCCCCGCGCCGTTCATGGTAGTGCAGCCCGACAAGGTGCTGATGCAGGACTTCGTCGTCCGCCGCATCGGCGTGATGATTGAGAAATCGCCGGTGGTGAAGGCTCAGTTGCTGCCCACTGCCAGCGCCGACAACATGTTCCTGAAGCAGTTCCGGGGCATGTTGCTGACATCGACATGGCCGGCGAACATGGCTCGCGCCCGATCCATCCAGCGCGGATGGCTCGACGACTTCGACCAGTTCCCTGCCGATATCGACGGTCAGGGCGACGGCGTATCGCTCATGTATGGGCGTATGACTTCGTTCGAGGGCCGGGAAACGATCCTGGTGTCGTCCTCGCCCGCATGGGAGCCGGGGTCACGTAAGGCGAATATCGAGGCCTTTATCGAGGCCGGCACCGACGAACGGCTGCAGCCGGTGTGCCCGCACTGCGAAGAGCGGATCGAGCTGGATATTCGCCGCGATTTGAAGTTCGAGCGCGGCTCACTGGAGTTGGCCGAGCAATCGGCGCATGTCGTCTGCCCGGCCAATGGCTGCATTTTGCTGCCGCCCGAACGGTCGCGCCTGATCGCCAGCACGGCCGATCTGCCGAACCGAGGCTTCGTGGCCCGCAATCGCAACGTCGGGCGCCGGCGTCGCACATTCCGCCGTGACGGTCTGCTGACCTTCACCACTTGGGGCAAGCTGGCCCGGCAGTGGCGGGAAGCCGAGATCGCCTGGGATCTGCGACAGGATGAGGCGCCGCTTAAGGCGTTCTTCAACGTCAAGGGCGGCCAGAACTATCGTTCGGTGCTCTCAGGCGAAAAGCCGGTCGAGACCGATGCGCTGAAGCAGCGCCGCGAGGCGGGGTGGAAGCTCGGCACGGTGCCGCGTGGCGTCAAAGTGATCAACATCATGATCGACGTCCAGCACGATCGGTTCGAGTGCGGCGCGGTCGGCTACGGTAAGGACCGGGAAAGCTGGCTGATTGACCGCTTCGCGATCGATGTGTTGGACGACGGCCTGACGCAGGTGGCGCCGTTCACGCATCCCGAACATTGGAAAGTGCTGCTCGGCCTGTTCGATCGGCTTTATCCGCTGGCCGAGCTTGGCGAGGATGGGAAGCCGATCGGTCACGCCCCCGTGCTGTCATTGGTCGTCGACACGGGCGGTTCCGACCGCAAGGGCGACCAGGCTACCGCCGGCGCGAAATGGTTCTGGAATGCGGCGCGTGCTCTGGGCGTGCATCCGACCCGGATCACGCTGGTTAAGGGCGGGTCAAAGCCGACGGGCAAGCTGATGCCGCCCGGCCAGTTCGCCGATCAGAAGGCGAAGGGTACGGCGAAGCGGAGCAGCGCGAAGCTGTGGATTCCGAACGTCCACGTCGTGAAGAACATGATCGATGCTCGCCTGCGCCGATCGGCGCCTGGACCGGGCTACATCCATCTGCCGGAAGATCTGAGCGACGAACATGTCGAAGAGATCACGGCGGAAGAGCTGAAGGACGGCAAATGGGAGAAGCGCCGGGCTCGAAATGAGACTTGGGATATTCTCGTTTATGGCGAGGTGGCCTTGCTGCGCCCGCCCTTTGCGCAATCGCGCACCGATATGCTGTGGGTGCCCAAGGGCTTCCGCATCATCTGGCCGAAGCAGGGTGTCGTCGTTCTGCCACGCCAAGCCGCCAACGATCCGGACCAGGGCGCTACTGTGCCGGAGCCGTTGGCGGCGATCACGCCACCTGCCGCGCCACCACGCAAGGCGCGGACCCGGCCAGTTCAGCGCAAGCAGGGCTGGATGAACAGACTAGGAAACCGATAGCCGATGGCGAATTTGCTGACAGAGCCGCGCTCCACGATGCCGGCGGCGATCGTGGCTGGCGACAGCCTGCGCGTTGACCGCGTCGATCTGGCCACCACCTATCCGGCGGCCGACGGCTATGCGGCGTCCTTCATCTTCGTGCCCGTCGCCGGCGGCGATGCCGTGACAGTCGCAGGCGGCGACGGCGCAACGGCCTGGTCGCTGCTGCTGTCGTCGACCATCACGGCCGATTGGGTCGCAGGTGATTGGCGTTGGGCGGTGAAGATCGTGAAGGGCGACGATCGCCTGACTGCGGAAACCGGACTGATCCGCGTGCAGCCCGATCCGACCGCGAACGTCGACACGCGCAGCCATGCCCGCAAGGTGCTGGCGAAGATCGAAGCGGCGATCGAAGGGCGCGCCTCGCAGACCGACCTGGAATACACGTTCGCCGATGGTCGCCAGATCAAGCGCATGGCGCATAGCGAGCTGACGGCGCTGCGCAGCTACTATGCAAAGATTGTCGCCGGTGAGGACCGCAAAGCAGGCCGTTCTGGGCCGGGCCGCGTGCTGGTGAGCCTGTGATGCGGATCTTCGGCTTCGAGTTCTCGCGCGGGGCGCGGTCGATCGATGCAATGGCGCCAGACTCGGCGCCGACGCGGCAACGGATTTCTCGCGGCGGGCCGCGCGCCGGCTATCGTCGCGGATTTCAGGCGGGTGTCACCGATCGTCTCACCAGCAAATGGACGACGACCGATGAAACCGTGAATATGTCGCTGCTGCGTCATCTGCGGACGATGCGTGCGCGCAGCCGTGATTTTGGCCGCAACAACGAATATGGCCGGAAATTCTTCTCTCTGATCCGCACGCACGTTGTCGGCCCGAACGGCTTCACGCTGAAGGTCGACTGCCGGCGCCCTGACGGCCAGCCCGACAAGCCCGACAGCGATCGGATCGGCCGGGCCTATCGCCGGTGGGTCAAGCGTGGGAATTTCGACGTCACGGGCCGGCTGAGCGAAACGCAGTTCGACGCCCTGGCTGTGACGATGGTCGGCCGCGACGGCGAAGTGCTGATCCGGATGGTCGAAGGGCGCGATCGCGGCCCGCACCGTTTCCAGCTGCAGCTGCTGCCAGGCCATCTGCTGGACGAAGATCACAACCGCGATCTGGCGAACGGCTATCGCATTCGCATGGGCGTCGAGTTCGACCCCTTCATGAAGGCGGTGGCTTATCATCTGCGCATCATCGACGGCGGTGCCGACATGCACGGCACGGCAAGCCAGCGGTACGAGCGCGTCGACGCCTCGGAAATCATCCATCTCTTCATTGCGGAAGAGATCGACCAGTGGCGCGGCGTGCCGTGGGCTTATGTCGCCCTGCGCGATGCCAAGCATCTCGACCAGTTCGACGAAGCCGCCCTGGTGGCAGCGAACGTGGGCGCCGCGAAGATGGGCTTTTTCCAGCAGAAAGATCCGGAAGCCGGGCCGCCGATGGGCGGAGAGGAAGGTGGTGACGACGGCTATGGCGCCGGGGGCGGCGACTTCGTCACCTCGGCTGAGCCCGGCACCTTCGACATCATCCCGGACGGGTATGAGCTGAAGGAATATGATCCGACCTATCCGAATGAGGTCTATGATCCCTTCACGCGCAACGTGCTGCGCCGCCTGTCGACGGGCCTGCTGGTCGCAAACCACAGTCTCACGGGCGATCTTACGCAGGTTAATTTCAGTTCGATCCGGGCCGGCACGCTGGACGAACGCGACATGTGGAAGATGATCCAGGGCTGGTATGCGGAGATCAAGGCCCAGATCTTCGAGCGGTGGCTGGGACTCGCGCTGATCCATGACGCCGAGCTGAAGAGCCTGCCCTACACGAAGTTCGACAAGTTCAACGCGCCCGTTTTCTTCGGTCGTCGATGGGACTGGGTCGATCCGAAGAGCGATGCCGCCGCCGATCGCGAGGCGGTCGCGCTCGGGGTGCGCAGTCGCGCGCAGATCATCCGCGAATCGGGCCGCGACCCGGACGAAGTCTGGGCTGAGCTGCAGGCCGAAAGCGACATGGGAATGGCGCAGCCCCACGCAGGGGGCGGTGGCAACAGCGGCGGCAGTGAGCCCGCGCCGAAAACGGGGGCGAAGGTGCGCGATGTGTGAACTCACCAAGGATGAAGATGCGGTGGTCCAAGCTCTCGCGACGGCATGGAACGCCTTCCTCGAACTGCCAACGCAACATGCCGATGATGTGCATGAGTTTCGCGCAGGCATCCACCGGCTGCAGGAGAAGGTGCTTGCTCGGCCTGCAGTGCGCCAACTGCGCGAAGGCGGGCACGCGTCCGCTCACTAGTTCCGCCACTTTTTAGGAGACAGCAATGCAGAAGCTTGCCCCCGCCCTGTTGGCGGGAACGATGACGCATGCCTGGGCGTCGCGCGACAGCGAGATCGACCAGAGCCTGCGCCGGGATATGCAATTTACGGTGCGCGCGGAGGCCTACGACGAAGAGGCGCGCACCGTCGAACTCAGCTTCTCCAGCGAAGAGCCTTATGAGCGCTGGTGGGGCACCGAAATTCTGGATCACGCCGATACCGCTGTTCGCCTTGGCCGGTTGAACAACGGGGGCGCGCTCCTGATGGACCATAACGGCCGCGACCAGGTCGGCGTTGTGGAACGTGCCTGGATCTCAGGCAGGAAAGGCCGCGCGGTCGTCCGGTTCGGCAGATCGGCACGGGCGCAGGAAGTCTTTCAGGATGTCATTGACGGCATCCGCAAGCTGGTGAGCGTGGGATATCGCATCGTCGAAATGGTGCTGGCGCAGCGTGACGGCGACAACGCGACATACCGGGTGACCGATTGGGAGCCCTACGAGATCAGTCTGGTCTCGATCCCTGCAGACACGACCGTCGGGGTCGGCCGCGAAGGCGAGGCCGAGCCATTTGATCCCAGAACCCTTGTGAAAGAGGAAGAAGAAGACATGAACTTCGGCATTCGTAATGCCGGTGGCGGCGCTGCTGCGCCCGCCGCCGCTGTCGCCGCCGCTGCTGCAGCGGCTCCCGTCAATGAACAGCGCTCGGCCGCCGCTCCTGCAGCGCCGATCGATCACAGCGTCGCGATCGCTTCCGAACGCGAGCGCAGCGCTACGATCCGCGCCATGGGCGCT